ATAAAATTACCGAGTTTAACATCACCAGTGCCATGTGGGTTTAGTTCAATATCACCGTTTGAACCGCTTATTATTTCATGTCCGTTTACATCTAAGTCTCCACCTAGCTGTGGCGTCGTGTCTTCAACTACATTAGATATAGCTGTTCCTGCTGGTGCTGCGGCTAAATTAAATGTTACGCTAGCAACTACGTAGTTCATGTCGACTGAAGTAGACTGGTCTATACTAACACTAAACGTATCTCCAGCAGCATAACTACCAGAATTAACCGTGAAGATTTGTATGTCGCCAGCAGAGCTCCATGTCGTAGATGCAGAAGTAAATATAGGAGAAGTACCCTTATATACTTTAATTACAGCATCCACACTACCTGCTCCAACTCTCACGCAAACAGTCCCTAGTGTTGCAGCTAGGGGAATTACCGCTTTCATTGGGTCATTCTGACTACTAAAATCTGCAAACGTCCCGCCAGTCATAGGTATAAACCTTTCAGCTGTTTGCAGGTCTACACTACCTGCCCCACAATAAGAAAGCACTGCACCCGACCCGCCCCCTCCAGAAGGAGCTTCTAAAGAAATCTTTTGAGTGCTATTGTCGTAAGTTAATACGTGATTATCCTGTCCAGAACCTACTGATTGGTCTGCATCAAACTTGAAGTTTCCTAGCAGTACATCTCCTGTTCCGTTAGGTTCGATATCAATATCACCATTGGAAGTAGATGTAATCTTGTTTCCATTGACATCAAGACTACCACCTAGCTGTGGCGAAGTATCTTCAACGATGTTAGATAAACCACCAACCCCAGAAGGAGCTTCTAAAGATATCTTTTGTGTGCTGTTGTCATAAGTTAATACATGATTGTCTTGACCTACTCCTACAGATTGGTCTGCATCAAACTTAAAGTTTCCTAGTAATACATCCCCCGTACCATTTGGTTCGATATCAATGTCTCCATTAGAAGTGCTAGTGATTTTCTTTCCGTTAACATCAAGATTACCACCTAGCTGAGGAGTTGTGTCCTCAACAAGATTTTGTAATCCGTTGCTGGTCCATGATGTATTACCAGAACCATCTGTCTTTAAAACAAACCCATCTGTTCCTCCGTCTGGAGGTAGTTGGAATGAATGGTTTCCAGAGAATTCAGCATGAGGTGGAGCCTTTACAGCTACATAATGTGCGTTACTTGATTCGCAATAGAGACGTAGCTCTGACTGTGAACCTGTATTTTTTACTCCTAAAACTCCACTAGATATTGAATTATTATTCATATCTAAGTCTCCTCCTAGCTGAGGAGTAGTATCCTCTACGATGTTTTGCATTCCATCAGCTCCTGCGGCTCCTGTAGCCCCTGGTATACCAACTGAAGATACCGTCAAGTTGTTGACAGTAGACACTGCTGTAAGAACGGTTTGTTGACTTGGGAGGTTTAGCTTTACTGTGTTACCAGTAGATATGTTTAGGGTCAAATTCATTATACGCTCACATCATCGTTTATAGTGAATGTTCCAGCAAGCCATGTGGTAGCTTCCCCACTGACTAATGCCTCAATATCATAAACGTACTCACCAGCTGCGGCAGCAGCCATATTGGTATTGCTTCCAGTAATTAATAGGCGACCAGTAGTGCCTCCATCATTGAGAGAGGTTGTTAGTTGCTTAGTACCACTACTAGCTTCTGTACTGAGTATAATCGCAGTGTCACTAGTAATGTTTGTCCCGTCAGCGTTTAAAGCATTTCTTACCTCCATCTTAATGGTGTAACCTGAAAGGTTAAGAGCAGCTCCTGCGGAGTCCGTCACATCAATAGATAGTTTGAAGGTATCTCCCTTCCTGCATGTGATATCCACACGCTTTGAAATATCAAGATTTATTTTAGACATCTCCTAGAATTTGATTTACTATATCTGTATTAGCGTCAGTCTGTTCTTCCATAACTGGACGCTCTCCTTTTCTTTGTGCTATAAGCTTAGACTGCTCAACAGCTTGCTTCTGTACCCTGCTGTCTTTTCTGTCTTCCTTAAGAACTTCAATCTTTTCCTTGAACTCTTGCTCATCAGTCTTGAATCCAAGTGATGCTTGAGCACGAATCATCTCAATCTCTTTCTTCATCTGGTGAAGGGCAGCAGCAACTTGAACATCTACCTGACCCCTAAGCTGCAACTTCTGAGCTTCTATCTGAGCCTCCATCTGCATCTTCTGAACCTCCATCTGAGCAGCAACCTGCTGCGCTTGAGAGTTTGCCTGAGCCTGAGCCTGAATGTTTTGTTGTTGCATCTGCTGACGCATTTGCATTCTCTTCCTTCTCCTAATAGCAAGTAGCCTTTGAGCTTGGTCGATATCCTTAACCTCCCTAACAGCAATAGCATCCTCAAGGTCTATCTCCTTTTGTGCTAACGAGGCTTGAAGGTTTTGCTCTAGGAATATTCTATCCTCGTCGGACATGTCTCTAACAACTCTAATACCATAGTTGTACATAGGTATCTCGTTAAAGCTGCTAAGAATATCCATGCTCATCTCACCAATAGCTTTACTGTAAACCCTATACAAGACAGAGTCAGTAGGTATTACCTGAAGACATTTTACAATATCAGAACAAACCTTCTTGTAAATAATTAAGCTAGCATTTGTTATATCGTAAAGGGCATTGTTGCCAGCGGCAAGTGCCTGCTGCCTTACACCAACAAGAGCATCACCCTTAGGTGTAGATGCATCCATGACTTCATTGATTCCCGTAGCGTCACGAATCATTCTAAGGTAGTGGTTGTACAATCCAATGTACTCGTTGATGTTTCTAATATTATTCTCAATAGAACGTATAGGAGGATTCTGGAATCCACCTTCTGGGTTTTTACTTCTATAGTAGAAGACACCCGTTTGTTCGTAAATGTCTTGAATGTCTAGCGGTTGTAGTTCACCACCCCTGCCGAGCTGTACATTCTCCAGCCCCTCGATGTCAACTAATATACCGTCAGGCTTCGCTTTAGCAATCGCCTGTTGTATCTTCAAGTGAGTAAGTTGGAGTTGGTCAGCAAAACCAATGACACCACTCACTAAAGACTTAGGCATCATCCTCCTCATGTTAGTACAAGACACACTATAAGACATCTTAGTCTTAGTTAAGTCGTGTATATTCTTAGGCATATTTGACTGAATGCCATAGTTAAATAGACAGTCGTAGCCTATAATAAAGCTACCACAGTACACCATCTGATTCTCCATCTTGACTGGCTCTCTCTCGTAAACAGAATTTGGTGACTCCTTGTACTCAGAACCCTTGAAGTAGAATCCCATATTACCATACTGAGACTCTTTACTTTCATAATATACACAGTCAACTGTTAAGAACTCAAAGTCCATAACGTCAACCAAGTAAGTATCATAACCATAATTAAAAGTTCCTGAAGCTGTTGAGTAGTCTCTTCTAGCAAATGCCTTTGAGTCATTATAACTCTTGTGCATCACAGACTTTGCTATCGCTTGATACTTCTCCTCTGAGATTTGGTCACCAGCTCTTCTCTTCAACTCCTGAATGCTAATCCTAGAAACATGACCAGCATAAACTATATCGCTTAAGTTTGGGTCCTCAGTGTAACTATGAATGAAGTTTACTGGGTCTATATACCTAGTTACGATTCCGTAGTTAGGGTCGTTATCTCTTTTGACAACGCCCATACCACATACCACTAAGTCTTCAACATTACGTCTGAATATGTCTTGGTCAAAATCATTCCAGTCCAGCGTCAAGGATGTTGCCAACTGAGCAGCAATCTCTGAGCTAGTCTTGACGTTTTGGTCCATGAAGATTTCAGCCTCCTCTGTGGTATCTGGTAAAGAGTCTGGGTCTATGTTTGGTGTAAGACCAAGAGCCTTAGCTTCCATCAATAATTCCTTATCACCAATAGATGATTCTATCTCAGCCTTTCTTGTATCCTTTTCTTGCTTGCTAATAGGGTCTATAGCCTCTACCTTTGGGTATGGCTTTCTTGACAGGACTCTGTTAACAACTACCTTAACAAACTTAGGGACGATAGGTACTGGACTCCAGTCGAGGTTCAGTAGTGTACCATCACCATTGTTTGGGTCAAGAGAGTTCAGAATCTGTTTATAGATACTGGTGTCTTGTGTCCCGTTAGCGTAATCACGACTCTTTTCGAATTCGTGCCTTCTTCGGCTGTATAGGCTGGAGCTATCCTCCCCCTTTCCCCATTGCGCCTCTATCGCCTTTGCAAATTGCAAGCCATAGCTTTGACTCATCTTTTCCATTGGTGAAGCAAACGGGTCTGGGAATCCTGCCTTATTCGTATTTTTGCTTTTATAACTCATTGTATAGATTGGAGCTCACTTGCAAATATAGCAATACATTGTCGGGTTTCAGATTACTTATATCTTCGGAAGAAAACCTTCTCCTCAAAGTTAGCAACCTTCTTCTTTTTCTTAACCTTTTGGGCAGCCAACAAAGCCAAGCCAGAGCTGATGGTAAGGTCAAACTTTGTCCTGTTGTCTATCTTAAATCCTATCCAATCTTCTAGCGTTCTATTGAAGTGCATCCTGCCTGGATTCCCCTCGTCGTCTGAACCAACATGGTTATGTATGTAGTCCTCAATGGCTGAGGCATGAGCTTGTATTACGTCTTGAGAGTTGGATGGTATACCCTTAGTCTTTACTGTCATTTGATTTTTAGAGGAGCTAAGATGAGCTGGTCTATCCATTACATAACCATCGTAACCCCTTGATTCAAAGTACCTTACGATGCCATACTTGTTGTTCTCAATCAGTAGTGGATAGCCATAGAAGACTGCTGCCATCAGAACATCTTCATAGAAGATACTAGCCATAGGTGGTCTACTCGCATACTCAGCGACGAACATGTTTGAAGCACCATCAAGATTGAACTTGTTATAAATATGGCATGCGCCTTTTGATGACCTACCGTCAACCGTAGCGTCAAGGTCATAGCTATCTACTCCACCACAACCAATGTGTGAATTAGGTGGGACTCTCTTGCCTCTTTGAGTCTTCATCACACTCCTGTCTTCCTGAGACGGCGTCCAACAGATTCTCCATCTACCATTAGGGTCTGGATTGAATATAACCTTAGTGTCCTTCACACCGTTAGCCCATTGGAAGTTTCCGACAACTACTGGACTAGGGAACAGAGCATCGTTGTATTCCATCTGCTCGTATATCTTCCCAATGTTGAAAAGGCTACCCTCTATACTATCTCTGAACGCCTCATCAGTAGTGAACGGGAACTGACGAACTATCTCATTCATCTCCCTAGCATCATGCTTTACGGCATCCCTTTCATTCTTCAAGAAGCTTTTAGAGCCCATAGTCATCATCTCACCATCAAGTGTTTGTATAGGTGATGAGGGGTCTACAGTTATTGGGTTTCCGTGTATATCAAAGAATCCCTCCAGAGCTTCATAGGCAGGGATAAATAAACGATACAGACCTGAGGTAGTTCTACCATTTGCATTCCTCTTGTTTGTGTCAGAATCCTCCCACAGCTTTTTGTACTCAGAGCCGCCCTTGTCTAAGGGATTTACCGTTGAGCCTACGAGTGCCTTCCCCACAACCCTACGACCAACAATTAAACACGTTCTCTCAATCCTCCAAGCTTCCCTGATGTCAGCAGGCTTCTCCCACTTACCAGCCTCATCCATGTATAGCATGTGCAGCTTCTCACCATCGTAAGCGTTGTTAGTGGTGTTCTTCCAGTTGAGTACCGTGTTAAGTGCGTCACCTACATTGGTGGTCTTATTGTTCTTTGTAATCCTCTTTGATGGCTCACGGAAGGCGAGCTCAACCCTTGGGTTTGTCGTACCGTCTTGAATTGGTTTGAAGAAGAATGGGTAGTTCCGAAACATCGAAACGCATTTCTTCATGAAGATATTCTCCTGAGCATCCTTACCAGTCTTCGACTGAATGCCAAGAAGTTTGTCTTTAACTTGACTAGCTTCATTAACAAGGACAGAAGCGCAGATATTAGTATAACCAGACCTACGACACTTAGTGTAAAGCTGCCCAATACAACGCGGGTCAACTTCGCAAGCAGCCATGTGAAGAAATATATCTCTTTGGAACTTGAGGTAAGAGGGGAACCCAATATCAATTTTGCTCCACTGTAAGAACATGTAGTGCCTCCCAGTGATAAAAGTAGGTACACCCTGATTGTAAAACCAAAAACCTTCACTACGCCTTCTAAACTCCTCCTCGATATAAGGACGGAACTTCTCTCGAAACTCCTTTGGAGTCTGCTGCCACTCGTCCATGCTTCTAATACGGGACAACTCCTGTGGCATAGATACCCTTCTCCACACTTGCATACTTGTCTCCAAGTCTTCACCTGAGATTCCCGACTTTGGGGTCTTTGGTAAGCCAATGAGAAGGCTGCCGATTTCCACGATATCTCCGAGCGTACCCTTGGGACAAACCTTAATAACCTTGTCATCATAACCCTCTACATCTACTAGATTACTCATTTAGAAAATTTCTCTGCAAACCCTCCTGAATAGTCTTTGGCATCCTCAATGGAGCCGTTAGCTTGTAAGTCTTTGACCATCTGCTCCAGCCTCTGTCTCTCAACGAGAAGCTCCTTGCAGTCAATCGCGGTCTGCTTGATTGATTGTAACTCTGCCTTTCTTTGCGTACCACCAGCTTCTGGGTCAACAGGCTTTCTGACCTCATCAATCATGTTATTGATTGCCACCTCCATAGACTTCATAAGTCTTTTGGCTGCTGATGTTGTGGTGAACTTAGTTGACGACATAGCTGATGTTATCTGACAACATACGATAAACTATCGTGCCGTCATCAAGCTTCATCTTATAGTCTCTGTCCTTATCAAAACCTACAGTGTCTCCAGCCTTTATGCCCTGTGCGACTAGGTCGGGATGAGGCATGAACATCTTAGCCTCCTTTTCGTATTCGACATCACTAACATCTAGGTCAACAATGATTCCAGATTCAGTAACGTCCTCAACAGACTCTACCTCTATAGGTTGTACGAAGACCCAACCAGCAAGCATGTGTAGCTCACCATCGGAATCTCTGTATGCAATAGCATGGCTTTGAGTGGTCTCCCTATCATCGTACAATACAATGTACTTGTTGTCACCAAGAGATAAACTTTTACTAATAGTGACGTGGTGATGGAAGAACAGTGTATCTCCCTTCTTCACGCCAGTGTCGTAAATTAATGGTGCGCTAAGAACTTCGCCATAGCATATCCTGTGGTCGAACTCGTTGAACCTAGTGTCTAAAAATAATTCTTTTCCCCCGACAGTGACCTTGTCATCTGTCTTCTTAGGGACCTGTACAATAAAGTGTCTTAAAGCTTTCATTCGAAATTACAATCATATTCAATTAAAATAGGTAGATTCTCAATCGTCTTCCATATGTACGTTGAGTCGTCGTCTTCTACAAAGACATGATACCTTCTTACATTATACTTATATAGGGCTGCCTCGTCTTCCTTGATGGCGCAGACATTACCCTGCCCAGCCCTCATACCGACATAGTATGCCAGTGCGTCCTTGGGGTTTGCCCCAATGACAATCTTTCTTATTAAATCCATTTGTTTAGTTTAAAAGAAAATTCATGTCACCGCTGCTTTCGTCTTCAGATGCGACATAGGCTTCAGCCTGAAGTGTCATGAACTTCTCAAATTCTTCAATATCTTTCACATTCCAACCGTAGTGTAGATTCCATTTTTGAACCCCACCTCTATCTTCCTCGATATAACCAACGGACATCGTGTACACCAACTCGACTGATGCTTTGTATTTATCAATAATGTCCTCTATGCGTTCGAACACATCTTGTAGTTCGTCGCGCATTGCTTCTTTTAGAATATCATCCATTAGGCGTTAACAAAAACTGCTGGAGTAGTAGATGCAATACTTCCTGTGGTTACAAAACTTGCCTGTACAAGCCATTGAGTTACACTAATTAATGTGCATGTAATCTCATCACCAATCTGACCACCTTTATCGTTAGCGTTACTTTGTATCTCTATAACATCCTTATCTGTTGTGCCTATCTCAACAAGTTGTATTCTTTGTGCAGTGCTATCCTTTAGTATAGCTTGACCAACAAAGTGAACAGGTCCACTTGGACTAGTATCCTTTGCTCTTATTCTATGAACAACACCATCCTTTTTTGTCTTAATGATAAACTTAAAAAACATCCCAACAAGGGCAGCTGTTGGAATAGGTAGAACTATTTCAACCTGAGAAGCCCCCATTGCATTAAGGTCTAGTTGGTATGTTCTGTTTGCGCCAGTAGTTTTACTTCTGTCTGCGGTCAGCTGAATGTCACTTGTGGATGTTATGTTTACGATTTCATCAAACCCTTTCTCTATTGTTATAACATCTGATGAAGCGTCAATGTGTGCATTGATACCATGTCCACCTGTAAAGGTTAATGTCGCTCCATCACCACCTGCTGTACCTTGAATGGCTACAGTAGGGTCAGTACCAAAGTCTGAACCAAGAGTATTACCAGCTGCTGTAGTTACAGACACACCAGAAGAACCTGGGAAGGCTCTTTTTGATATCACCCCGCTTGAGCTTATTACTAGCGAGCTTGACTCTGAAGTTGTAGCCAGTCCTGTTATTACCAAACCATCCGAACTTGCATCAAGCTGCGTAGCGTCAGTGGCTAGGCTCAATCTTGTGTCATTACCCGCACCATCACTAACTACGTGGAATCCACTAGATTTTGCTGTTAATATCGTGTTGTCAGTAGTCTTTAGTAGACCAGGATAGCTGTCTTTTATTCTGTTTCCTGAAAGATTAGTTCCCATCTTTTTAAATTTGTTACAAATATACTATAATGGGAAGAAGTCATCCAAGTAGAAAAAGACGGGACTTCAGTAAGTTGAATAACAGGTATGTCAACAAGAACTATTTAAAGAAGTGGTCTCTTGTTACCAAGGACATATCTAGCAACTACGGGGTATCTCAGACAGAACTTGAGTTCATGTTGTTTATATATGACTACGAGTTTTTCACTGTGTCACACGTGGCAAAGGTGTTGAAGAGGAGTAAGAAGAAGCTATACGACAGGACTGTGTTACCACTCAAGAGGGAGGGTCATATAGAAACGGTGTATCACGGAAAGGGAGTGGATGCATACGTCGATGCGCTGTTCCACGAGCGAGGTGTAAACAATGAAAACAGACTGAGTCTGTCACAGAAAGGTAGGTTGCTTATCCAGCGGGTGTATAGAA